GAGTAAAAAAGTTCCCAAGGTTTTAAAAGTAAATGATGCTCTGGAAACCAATAAATATAAACCGGTTCACGAGAATCTCCCCCAGCCTCAATTTCTGTGCCTATGTATTGGGTCGGTGCGTAGCGGTAAGACAAATTATTTAATCAATGCTTTAAGAAATAGTGATGACTTCTATGGTGATGATTTCTGGGATTATTATAAAATCATATCAAACACAATCAACAACGATACCAAAGGAAAATATTTTAAAGATGCTTTCCACGATGTGGAAGACCATTATACAGATGCTATGATACAAGAACTGATAGCATCACAGAAGAAATATGATAGGGAAGATATGCCAACGATGTGTATTTTACTAGATGATATCCTCTCACGTGATTTCAAAAAAACCAATGATATAAGCTTCTTATGTTCAAAATTTAGACACTATGAAATGTCAATATTTTTAACAACACAATCATTCCGTAGTGTATCCACTATCATTAGGAACAACGCAACAAATGTACTGATTTTTAGACAGAACAATCAAAAAGAGTTGGAGAAGATAAAAGAGGAATATAGTGAATTGTGCGGTAGTGAGGAAAGGTTTATGGAGTATTATAATCTTGCCCACGATAGACCATACTCATTTTTATATATAGATGGTCAATCCAATCCAGCCAAGTTCTACCGTAGACACGAAACTCTTTTAGGTGTTGGAAATAATAAGGTTGTTCAAGAGACCCCAAAACAAATGGAGGGTGATATATTTTCACAAGCCAAAGTTAAAGAAGAGAAGGAACTAAAAATGGATAAGCCCAAGAAAGATGATGAGGTTGATGGATTATATTTTGGTTAATTTTTGATTAAAATTTAAAATAATAATTATATCTTTTATAATATAAAATGCCGATAGACCCTTTTGGATATGATAACACCGTTGGACAAATTAATAATTTAACCCAGAGAAATCAAGACCTAGCGTCTGGTGTTCAAGATTGGAATAACAAGATACAGCAAGAATATAATTCAGCCAAGGATAGTGAATCACTACAAGATGATGCTTCATATACAAAAGATTTAGTTGGAAATATTATGGGAGCAAGTGGACTTAATTCAGCTTATAAAAATAGAAAAGCAACATTGGTTAATGACGCTAAAAAAAGATTGGCAGAACTAACCCCACCCGCAGATGAACAACCAGAAGGTGCTGGTGATTTTGAATTAGAAGATATGGGTGGAGTTGATTTATCTGCTCCATCAATACAATTATCTGGTGGATTAGATGATGCTGGATATGGTGGTGCTATACACCCCACTGCTGAATTACCCCCAGCAAATACCACACCAGTTCAACCATCAGCAGATGATACAGATGTTACACACGGATATGAAAATGGTGGCACAGCTGATTTAAATTTGGAAGATAGTGATGAAGTAAAAGGTTTAAAAGCAACAATTGGTGTAGAGAATGATGACCCTACACTTTTAGGTACAGCATTAGGTAAAATTAGTGGGGGTTTATTAGGTGAGAGTGAGGCAGAAACATTGGGTAAAGTTGGTGGTGCTGTAACAAATGGCACTATTGGTGGTGTTGATTTAATTGATGGATTAGATAATCTTGCTCATAATAAATCATTCTTTGGTAAAGATACAAGTGGAACTGATGAAGCTTCTAAAACATTACAGATGGTTGCTGGTGCTAGTGATGTAGTTGGATTAATACCCGGTCTTGAATGGGTTGCTGGTTTAGGTAATATTGCTGGACTTGTAGGTGGTGTGGCTGGAATGTTCGGTGACCATACAAAGAATATTCAACACGATGCCAATGTTGAGGCAATACAAGGACAAAAGAAATCAACACCATCACAAGTCAGTGAGGGAGGTGAAATTGCCAGTGTAAGTCAGTCAGCATTAGCCTATTAATGGCAGAAACCTTTTTTATCATTTTTTTATAAATCAAAATTGGCATATTATATAAATGGTTTATGCCATTTTAGATTAATTTAAATTTGCGGATTTTTTAAAAATATTTTTTTCTAACTATAAGTATAATGAACACATACAAATATACTGATGAGAATATTAAGAAGATTATTGAACAACACAAACGTAAAAGAGAAAGGGAACAAACTAATTATCATCAAAATTTAAAGCACAATCAAGAATGGAGAAAAAAGAATTGTGAGAAATCAAGACAACATTATCAAGAAAATAAAGAACATTACAAAAATAAATATTTAAATAATAAAGAATATATTAAGATTAAGAATCTATACCGGTATTATTTAAGAGAAAATAAAGTCAATGATTTTAAGATGAAGTTTCCACAAAAATATGAATACTTACAAAATCAAGGATATATTAAGATTGATGATACACCAGAACCTAAGCAAATAAATGAATGGTTCATCCCCAAAGAATGTGAAGAAAATGTTGGGGGCTTGGAATAAAATTTGCGAGAAAATTAAATTATTTTTTTGAAATATTTAAGTACATCCTTTTTTAAGAAAAAATTGCGTTCAATTTCTCAATTTTTTTTTCTATACTTATAATAAAAATGACAAAGTTTAAGTGCGATGAAAAATATGTTAACTCCTCCACAAAAAAATCTTCTGTATTAGATATTATGAATGGTAAGGTTTTTACCACTATGAAATTGGTTGATGCTAGAAAAGAACCCACCAATGAATATTTAAGGGATAAGAAAACCAAAAGGTATATTAACAAATGCCAATGGCAATCTAAAACATTAAGTCAGTTGTTTGAAAATCAAATGAAAGAAAACCGAGCCATTCTAACCGGTAAAATTAATAATGTTATAGTTGTTGATTTGGATTTATATAAAGTAAATAAAGAAGATTCCAAATTTATAAAAGATTTTGGTGAAGATTATATTAAAAGATTTAATACATTAACATTTAAAACCGGTAATGGTGGTGAACATTTATTATTTAATTACACACCAACCATCAAGACTTCTGCTAATGATACACACCATATTGATATAAGAAGTGATGGAGCATATATTGTAGCACCCGGTAGTGTTATTGATAGGTCACATTATAATAAAGAAATTAAAAAGAATAAAAGAGGCTATTACACAATTGCGAATGATACAGATATTAAAGATATCCCAGCCGAGTTGGAGGTATGGTTATCTATGAATCTATCCAGAAGTAAAAAAATTAAATCAAAAAAATTAAGAAAAAACTCAAAAAATGAACCAACATCTATTGAGCCATATGAACAAGATGAAATTGATTTAACTGAATATTCATATACTTGGACAGATGAAATATTAATTAAAATTTTAAATGGATTGCCAGATGAATATTTTACTGATAATGTTTCTTGGTATGTATTCACAACAGCAATGAAAACATTAGGTAAAAAAGAATTGTGGGATAAGTACTCACAAGAAAAAGGTGGTGACAAATATAACAAGGAAGAAAATGAAACAAGATTTTGGGACAATGCCCAGCATAAGACATTTATGTGTCTTGAAAATATGTTGGATAATAGTTCTTTCGTGGATGATGCGAAAGTATTTTTGGCATACTTTAAATTGAAGATGACAGATAATCATAATATTAAACCGGATGTGGTAATGAATGAAAGATACATAGATGTAAATAATGATGGTAACTTTATGGATACAGTATGTGATAGAAGATTCAATTTGGTTAAGGCTGATACCGGTTGTGGTAAGACAACAGCCTTTAAAAATTACATCAAAAAAACAAATAAACGATTTATATCTATTGTATCAAGAGTATCATTAGGTAAAGACCAATGGAAAACTTGGACTGATGCTGGTATTGAATGTCATTGGCACGAGGATGTTGAGGATGAATGGTATAGAATAGAAGGTGAGAATATTGTTGTGACTATTGATAGTGTAATGAAGATGGGACATTGGGACAGTTTTGATGATTATGTTATTTATCTAGATGAATACAATTCATTGATTGAATATTTTGTTGATTGTCCAAATTTATGCTCCAAGAGAACTGTGGTATGGAAAT